ACGATTCATTACTACTTTGCCAACTGCTAGCTTGCCTCTAAAAGGCTCACCTCGACTCTCGCGGTAGATTACCTCAGCCAAGCATTTAACGCTTTGGCTGTATTCTACTAGGTCGTAATTTTGCACGGCAGTGCTATTAGTAGTAACACTAAATAGTAGGGCTGCTAAGAGCAACCTCATTCTATATATAAGGATTTACATGCCAATGTCCCTTTAGTGTGGTTAGATTGCATATCAATCTCCTCTGTGAATGATTAATAATTATAGCATCTTAGCAAAACTATTACAAGTGAAAAATTTTTGAGCAGTATAGGCAAGCTGGCGCCAAACATAAAAAATTTCGACTTGTTTTCCATATTTCCGCGTGCTATAATAGGTGTAACAGTGAGGAAATTTTTTATGAAATATGACCAACAGTATATCAACCAGCTAGAAAAGCTCATAAGCGAGCTGCTACCCTACTACGACAAGTACCATAAAGCTTATGGGTTAGAAGCACCACCTCTAGATATACCTGAGCATATTAAACCAAAAAAGCCTCATGCAGCTTTACTTCGCGGGGATTTTCGATTTCTGCCCCGAACCGGCGAGAGCCAAAAATCAACTATGAAATCTTAAGCAAGCATAAATGGTACTACAGCAAAGGTACCGGTAACGCTCTGCTGTACACACTGTAATTTTATCCCATTGCTGTGGGTTAGTGTCGCCGAAAGGCAGGCCCGGCACTTGTGCTGGGCTTTTTTATTAACCATTTTTAATGAAAAAATGACAATTTCTACTTTTATACCAAAAGATTCTTATTACATGGGCGACCCATGGTCTGATAGCCTTAGTTTTACTTACGACGACTACCTACGCACCTACGAACAATCTCTAGTAACGGATATGATTACTAAACAAGCCACAAAGCACGATGCAGTCAACCACCCAAAACACTATACCTCACATCCCAGTGGCGTAGAGTGTATTGAAGTAACGCAACACTATAACTTTTGTGTAGGCAATGCTATTAAATATCTATGGCGAGCAGGGTTAAAGCAAGAAGGATTTAGCGAACCTAAACAAAAGCAAATCGAAGACTTGAATAAAGCCGTCTGGTATATTCGTAGAGAAATTGAGAACTTAGAAAATAACAAGTATGAACAAACTTGAGCGAGCTCTACATCGTACTAGAAAAACTGTAAACCAAGTTTGCAGAGAACTAGATATTGATAGCGAAGATGCAGAAGTATTTGAAATAGATCAGTGCAGTTCGTGTTCTATTTGGGTAAAATTTGAGACTTTACGAGAAGACTTGGACGGAAATCCTATTTGCAGAAATTGCTGGGATACATACGGCCCGTAATTTTTGCATTTGACTCGGCGACTCAGTTATAGTATAATATTATTTCTGAGTCGCTGAACAACTTTAAATAATACCACTGAGCCCGACACCAGTCTTCTAAACTGGTCCTAAGAGTTGGGTGGAAGGCATCAGGTTCGATTCCTCCCAGTGGTGCCATAATAAAAGGTATTGCAAAGTATGTTTTATTATGGCTTAAAAATTCTCTGTTGACACTGTACTCAACATTTGCTATAATATTGTTTTACTTGGGAGACTTTGTGATGGCAGGCTATACCAAAGAATTTCTTGTTGGTGCTTTTGTTAGTCGTTACGAGCCGCTTGGTATCGAAGCAGTGGAGTCCATGTATGAAATGGCTAACAAATTCTATGACGAAGTCGGTAAAGACAAGTTCCGTGTGTACGCCTCGCTCGACGCAGACGCAATCCGCAAATACAAACAAATTATGGCTGCTTAATGTTCGATAATAATGTAAAACGTCTGGGCTTTGCTTGTAAAATCCAAGAAAGCCCAGGCAAAGCTGTTTCTGCAATCAATACTTCAACAACCACACTAACGTGGCTAAATAATCAGACTAAAGACCGTGCAGTGCAGCGTATTTGGGAAATTGCCAAGCGCAACACTCAGGTTCTGCAACGTCAGATGTTGTGGCTAGCTACCCTGCCTAAACAGCAACGCATGATGCGGCTTACTAGCGACGTGCTGCCAGCGTACACTCACGAAAACTGGATGTGGCTGTACTTTGAAAACGACATGATTCGGCTGTTGGAAACCGAACTGGGTAAGGTAGGCGAGCTTGCTCGTCAGCATGATATTCGCCTCAGTTTCCACCCCGGCCAGTTTTGTGTGCTAGCCAGTGAAAATCCAAACACAGTAGAGAATTCTATTATGGAGTTCGAGTACCACTGTGATCTTATTCGCTACATGGGGTTTGGCAAACAGTTTCAAGACTTTAAGTGTAATGTACATATCGGCGGTAAACTAGGTCCAGACGGGATTAAGCGTGTTGTCAATAAACTTAGTCCAGTTGCTCGCAATGTGCTCACTATCGAAAATGCAGAATTCTCCTGGGGTGTAGAACACAGTCTAGAACTAGTAGATCACTGTGCGCTCGTTTTAGACCTTCATCATCACTGGATTCATACAGGTGAGTATATCCTACCCAGCGACGATCGCGTTAAACGCATCCAAGACTCTTGGCGCGGCGTCAGACCAGTTATTCACTATAGTGTATCTCGTGAGAATGAACTCAAAGATCACTGCCAAGATACTAAGCCTGATCTGCATGAACTACTACAGCTAGGCTTTACCAAAGCCAAGCTGCGTGCTCATAGTGATTTCTACTGGAACCGTGCCAGCAATGAGTGGGCACTGGAGTTCAATGACCAGTTCGATATCATGCTAGAAGCCAAAGAAAAGAATCTAAGCCGAGATAATCTACTCAATGAAATCACCAATTAATCGTATTAAGTTCGATCCCAACAACCAGTTTCATCGTCAAGCCTACTTTCAATTCCTGCTTGGCAAACGCTGGACAATGTATTTTGAACTGGAACAGCCGTGGCTAGAACTGCCTGCCATGATTGAGCGTAAACTCCTACTTTGGTACAACGAACAAGAACTAGCAAAATGATTAACTACACATATACTGAAATGAAAACTAAACCCAACTGCTTTGAGCGATTTGATCTAGAGCAAGCTATTCTAGAATGCTGGGATATCTCAAAAGATCTAGAAGTCATGGCTAAAACCACCGACTGTAGTGAAGATGTTAAAAAGCGACTAGAAGCACTCAGTACTGTATACCATATGCGGTTTGAGCACTGCTTTCATATTTTTGAAGAACTAGTGCATGACCGAAAGCTATAGTCCTGAACAGGTCTTGGAAAAGATGCTAGAAGTCTATGGCGAAGAGAACTTGGTGAATCCTGAACACTACCCTAAAGTGTTCAAGCATCAAATCTTCTTAGCCAAGTGGCTTCTCGGCCTGCCCAAGAGTGAGCCTGAACCAGAAGAAGAAAAACAGACTTGATCGTTGTAACTCAGTGATATATAATATTATTTCTGTTTGGGAGAAAACGCAAACAGTTCAGGATCAAGAAAAACAGACTTGATCTTCCCTAGTGAGTAGTGTATAATATTATTTCTGTTTGGGAGAAAGCGCAATGAAGTTCACCGTACAAATTTCAAAGAATGTTACCTTCACTACTCAACACTTGGACAAACTTTCAAAAGAACGTGAACAACAGTTCCGACTCATGATGTTTATGCAAGCTAAAGAAATGACTGTTAACGGCACTAAACTAAGGCTCGGCTAATGCGACCACTATTTATTCGCGATTTGCCCAATGGTGGTACGCAGAACGTGTATAGGTTCGATAATGGTTATGGTGCTTCAGTAGTTCAACACGATCTATCCTACGGATCACACGATAACAAGTGGGAACTAGCAGTAATTCATTTTCATGGCAATAGTTCAGGTTGGGATATTGTCTATGATACTCCAATCACTGACGATGTTGTTGGATGGCTAGATATGCTTCAAGTGTTCGAGATTCTTTCAGAAATCGAACAACTTCCTGAGCGGGCGACTCAGGAATTTATGTAAGCCTAGGCGAGTAACCACTTCTGTGCGGACTTCATGTAGAAAAAAATTTGCAATACCTCTCTGCAAATGAGAATATAAGAAAAGGTAATAAGTATACGGGAGATTGGTGAAATTGGTAAACACATTTGGTTTAAGCCCAAACGCCTAACGGTTTAAGAGTTCGAGTCTCTTATCTCCCACCAAATAACTGTACCTCAGGCCGGTTCGAGTCCGGCCTGGG